CAGGGTTTCCCAGGTTCCAGTCACGGCACCCTTTGGATAACCGGTCACACGAGAATAAGTGCCAAGTCCAGGCGTAGTAAGCTTGAACACTTCGACTACGTCGGCACCGGCAAATGATACTGGACGGACTAGACTGTCCAGGCGAGCAGTTACGGATGCAGCTTTATAAATCTCATCCAGAACAGGCATGTATTTAGCTGCCAAACTGATCAAGTTAGTAGTTGTCATTGCATAATCTCCTATTTAAGCGGCGGCAGTCCGGCTCCTCTTCGGATAGCGTCTGTCATCGCATCAGATAATACAGATTTGTTTTGTCCCCCGAGTACGACCTTGGGGGTTGGATTGTCGCTTTCAAACAGGTAATCATTCTCGGATTTGACCTTTTCGAGCTGTTCTTTCAGGCCAAGGATTGAGCCATCTTCGGCAAGTTTTAGATCGTTGGCATTCAATAACGCCTTGACCGCCTTGGCGTTCTTCGCCTTCGCTCCGACCAATGCGCCGTCAAGCGCATGATCGAACTTCAGCGAAGATATTTGCTTGGCAGCATCGGCTTGCGCCTGCTCTGCCTTCGCTTTCCACTCATTGGCGGCGACCTTGATACCTTCCACATCGAGCTTTTTGAAGCCCTCGATGGCGGTACCGGCTTCGGTCAACTGACCTTTCAGTCCATCAACTTCAGCCTGGGCTGTGGCAAGTTTGCTTTTGTGAGCCTCGATATCCTTGCCGTGCAGTACCACGATCTGGTCTGCCAGTTCTTCGGTCAATCCAAGTGCTAAAAGTTCCTTCTTATTCATTTGATTTACCTGTTCCTTTCGTGTCGTATCTAAGCGTTTGAGATGGTCGCTATCATCTGATGCCTGCACCTTTTAGGTTTCGCAGATAACCGGTTAAACATAAAAGCCCGCCTCATCAGCGGGCATTGCGGGCTGAAACAGGCGGGCTAGTCTTTCGAGTGTACCCTAAGTATTCAATTTTTATCCTGACATGCTCTAATCGAGGACGTCAGGGGCTATTTACTGATAATTATTTCAGATGTTTTTTGATTATTTTCATCATTTTATTGTATGACAAAACCATGTCATTGTCTTTTTGCCATTGTTTTTGTCTTTTTTCAAATTGCTTTTGACTTTCCTCGCGTTCTTTTTTTTGTTTACTGGTTAATTCTGGTGCATTCCACTCTGCCCACCAGAATGGTATATAGCCTTTATCTTGATTGTCATCAGTAAAGAATTCATTACCATCAAACCAATCCAGAAACGGTCGATTTCCATCTGGAACCATTGTGAGATAATAACCTGACTCTGAAGGTAATTCAATACTGCTTTCTTTCCAATCAATTATCATGCTCCTGCTTTCTACGCCCCACCGATTGGCGTGGTATTTTTCGATTGCGCCCACCGAATCCCGTTTCTCCACGGTGGACTTCCTCTCCCATCCACCCATATCATTGGACGTTTTTATGGGGTAAGCTATTGGAAGTTCTGCTTTTATTGAACGTCCTGTTAAACTAGCGCAATCATAAATCTAAGCGTTCTCCATAACTCTATAATAACACAAATATAACTATTGTCATAGTCATATCAACTCTTGTTATTTCTTGACAATCGTATGCCATCCATACCATTCATCCAATTGGCGCAATAACATGATCACGAACCGGCGGACAATATCCCAAAAGACGCGGTTCTCTTCGCTATAAATGACTGGACGTTGTTTATTGATCATAATTGCTATATAATAATTACTGGAGGCTCCGATGATTAAAACGATTGTTGTGACATATAAAAGTCAACGGGCGATGCAAAGAGATATCAAGAACCGTGAGCGCAAGGGTTTCACGGTTATGAGCGTAACTCGCAATGGACAAGGCTGGGGAGTTGCCAAAACGGTCACCCTGGGTGTTGTGTTCCTGCCACTGGCGATATTCGGGAAGAAGGGTGATATTTTCCAAGTTGTTTACCAGTATGAAGATACGAAGATAAGTCCAGAGCAGACTGCCAAAGCCCCAAAATGGCTCATGCGGGTCACCCTTTTCCTGGTTATATTACTCATATTATTAGCAATTATGGTATCCACACTACCTCCCGTGCATTAGATTGGTTTTATCAACTCTATACCAATATGTCCCTGTGCATCTATCGTATATTTATACAACTCACCATCAAACCGAATCATTCCAGACGAGGGTAATTGAGTATCGGCATAATCTAATACCCGATTAGCCTCATCTATCGCTGCAATCAATTCCATATTTGCTATTGTCATACTTGTTCTCTCACCCTTTAGGGAAAAAGTCGCTTAATGATACGTTTTGGGATGCGTATTATGCCACCAAGAATCGATATTAATTTATAAGTCCGACTATATTGGCGTCGAAATTTCTCCCATTCTTCGCCCAATCCGATTAACTCATCTGCCCACGTCCGCGACATTTCATCATGTACTATTTGTCTTATTAATTCTTCCGGTTTAGTGTCCATATTATTCATTATCTTCTTTTCTATCCAATAAATTACGGCAAATATTAGCAACCATTAAACTCAATCCACTTAAATTGTGTTCGCCTTCATCATCATTAATTCTATTAATTTCATCAATTTCAATGAGACGATCACCAATTTCTTCAACGAGCCAAGCAGTATTAAAAATCATGGCATTGCTATCGTCGATATTCTTGACTGTAAGAATATCAAATAATGTAGTTAATAAAATCACATCGTTATGATTTTCGCAATTAAAAGAAACTGTTATACTCATCTTAAATCCTTTCCCGTACTCGTTGCCTTTGTAGTTTTGTTTGCTTGATAAAGTCTCTCATCTGCGCCTGCCATTCTTTTACCTTCGCAATCTCCGCTGAGTTATCCAGTGAAGCCGCCTCCAGCGCCCCTGCCTCATGTTTCCATTCGCGTATCTTGCGCTCGATCCCACGTTGAATCTGGCTGGCTTCGTATTGCCCGACTTCTTTACCGTCTAGTGTCACGGTTTGGTCGTTATAATCTTCCGCTAATGTTTCCTCGCTGTAAGCATTCTCACTAATGCCCTCGAAAAATGGGAAGAATGTATGCCGGCAATTTATCCCCATTAATCCATCAACTTCACCGTAACCAGTCTCAGTAACAAAATCTGGGTACTTATCACTCGTTCCCGACCGGCTGAATACCTTACCCTGCCACGGCTCATGCTCAGGACGGCTACCCGAGTGCGCACTTGTCTGCACCAGATCCACATTTAACTCATCCATCCGCGCCATTGTCAAAGTACCCGTGGTCTGACTGACCCCAGTCAGTAAAGTTCTCCGCATTGCTACATCAGCGAAGTCAGTACGCCTTCCAAATTGGACTGTCGATAATCCCTGAGATGCTATGTCTTTAACTGCCTGTCGAATGGCTTGATCGTAGGACATTGCCCCGCTGGACACTTCGAGATATGCAATATCACTTGCGCGGATGAAGGCATCTTGCCCCGACAATGCAGTTGTCATTGTAAAATTATGCATCACACCCTTGGTCTTATTGAGTCCTGCAGCAAGTAAATTAACCATTGCCGGACTGAGGTGTAATGGCGTTGGTGATAAACCTGCCATAATATATAAAGAATCGTCAAATTTCAAAGAGCGAACTCCGGCTTTACGAAAAATATCACGCAAGACATTATCGGACTTTCCGGTTAATAATGATAATCTCTCAAGAATATCGTTGTATAGCATCCCGCTTTCCGATAATCTTTGAACTTGCCATGCGGCCGAATCAAATGACAAATTACCCAAACGGCGAGCAATATCATTAATTACCGCGTCCTCAAAGTCCTGATATAGACTTACCGCGGGTTCTATCAATAGATCAAGTTGCTTATCTGTTAGCACGTCTTTCTTCCCACCATTTCATTATAGACAAACTCATTTGTTGCTTGAATTCATCAGATTTTTTAATACCTCTGAGAGGCGATGGTTTACCTTTGCTAGCCGGTGTCTTTCCTTTATTGGCAATGCCAATTTTTTTTCGGGTCTCTATTGATACAATACGTCCTTGGTTAGATTGACTTATCTTTCGTTTATGCTCTGTTGAATGTGGTATGCCCTTGTTGTGTGCTGGTTTCCCCTTGTGGGATTGGGATAATTTATATTTGTGTTCGTCGGAAAGTGGGTGAAGTTTTAGACCTTTATTCCAAGGAATTTGAGTTCCTTTCTTTCCTTTATTCCAGGGTATATAGCCTTTGACTCCTAGCGAACTTCCGGCATTAGGATAAATATTGTATTCGGGTAATATAGTATCTAAGTAAAATTGCTCTCGGTTAGTGAGTACATTCCGATCACAACATTCTAATATTGTGAAGGTAAAACAATCTTTGCCATACTTATTCCATGCGTGTTGTAAATGCGAGTTTCTATGATTACCCTTGTCTAAATCGTTTCTATGCCCACCCCAACGCCTATTGATGTTAACACTACTGCCAATGT